GAAAAACTTCATCCATTTCAACAGGCGGAACGCGATGTTCCACGAGACTCCGATAAACACAAAATAGCCAACAGCACTCGCAAATGCAGTACAGGCAAGTGTGATATACGGATGTGCAGAATAAAATTTTCTGCTTGAATTGGATGCCCTGCGCTTTGCCTTAGAAAAGACCTTGGGCAGGGTTTTGGTGTAAGACTTGCAAAGATCCCAGCTGTCAAGAACTAGCCTAGGAATTGTGCCGTACGAGTACTGCCCAGTGGCAGTGTCCTTGTCAAAGGACCATCCATGAATTAGTATGTTGTACAATTTCATGGAAAAGCCCAAATAAACCAATTATATGGTACTAGTAAGCACCGCTGAATTAAGTTGCCTTTGGACAACTTATAATAACGTCGCAAGCGGACAGGGCTTTTCCTCAATGAGTCCCTCACCCGAATATTTAACGTATCAAATTTCGTTAACAACCAATTCCTCATGTTGATCCAGTAACTGGTTGAGTCTTCATCTTCAGAAGAATCACTTCCATTAAGCGGATCCATTTCATCAACATCCTTCTCAGATAAAGTTGGAGAAGGAGGTTGAGGCTTTTTGAAAACTACTTTTCCATCCACCACCTTATATGGAATCCCAGTGGCTTCAGGTCCAGTAGTGTCTAGTCCTGCGTTTAGCAGGTCTTGCAATGAATTGTAGCCCTTAGCCCTATAGGCTTTATTCAATTTCAATTCATTGATGGGCATGCTGGACAACATGGTGTCCATTTCCTCATCTGTGAGAGGTTGTCCAGTTGGTAGCAATGAGTCTCTCACTGCTAAAATGAAAGGGTCAAACTTCTTACGTGAGGAAGCATTGAGGGATTGTATATCTCTCAATAGGCCTCCAAACACCCGTTTGTACGGTCTATAGACAGCATGTTTAGTGCTATCAAAAGTGGCCTTTAACCAGAACACAGTGTTTTTCTCATCTGCCAATGGGTCGTCTTTGACTTTGTCTAAACGATTCTTAGCAACTTGAGGGAGGTTTCTATAAGCCAGATTGACCAAATTCATAGCTTTGCCAGGAAGTTGAGACGCCTTGTCCGCAAAAGTGTCACCCTGGCGGCCCACGAAAATGGCATGTTTACTCCGTTCTAAATTAAGTTCGTTAGTAAGCTCAAGGACTTGCTTCTCAAACCTTGCCACTTTCTTTGAGTGGGCATCAATGTCACCATTGACACTCTGCAGATTGTTGTTTAAAGCCGTTATCTCTGCACTCATACGGCGCTTATCATCAGTCAATTTATCTATATCATTGACATTGGCATTGGCCTTAGCCACCTTCAAAGCATTTTCATACTCCTTCTTAATAGCTTGAGCAGATGACAAATCGCTCTTTATAGCCACAAGGCTTCGATTAAGCCTATCTTTTTCTTCAGAACTTTGTTCTGTGACAATTTGAACCTGCGATTTTGCAACCACTAGAGCTTTTTCCAGTTCAGTGTTTGCATACTCAAACCTTTCATTTTGAGATTGGAAATCGTTGGCCCTCAGTCGAAGTAGAGACAGCTCTCGTTGAAGCTCAGCCAATTCGGCTGTGCTGACAGTGGTTTTGTCTTGCCCGGCCAAAGATTTTAATTTAGCTTCAACTATTGCCCATCGTTCTTGTGGGATAACGAAACTTGAGGCACCTTTGAAAGAGCATGCAGTGAAATCTGCTTCCTCCAAAATAGATGTGATCTCATCTTTGACTTCAACGGATGTGGATATGACGCTGGGCGCCATAGTAATGGGTGAACTGTCCGGGTAAGACCCCGGAGGTGGTGACTGCTGTGCAGCCGCTTTCTTCTTAGAAGACAACATCGCCACGATTGCCATAGACAATTTCTGAGGTGCTCATCAGGCGGCAAAACCCTACAATTAAAAATCAAAAATCATTGTCCAATGCTTCAGGTTCCATGCCCCATTCTCCCAGGTCTGGGTCAGGGAAGGGCATTTTAGCTTTCACATTACCAATTAGAAATTGGGAATAATTTCGCACTTGCTCTTCATGCTCACGAGCCTGCTCATGATTAGCAGTTGCTCTGAGTCCCAAGTGCTTAGCGACATTAATAATACTACGAATCATGTCACTAGATGTGACGGTGGAATGAGATCTAAATAGGCCCATCCTACCGGTGTCAATGACACCAGGCATAGTCCCATCGTTAGTGCCTATGTCTAGTAATCTCGCCCGTTCGAACAGAAGGGGTTCTAAATTGGACCTATAACGTTCTAACTGATCCAAGCTTGTTTGCAGAGTTGCTTCTGCGCGATCTGACTCGACGTCGTTTAGGCCTAGTAGCGCCATTAATTGGGGCTTCCTTGCCCTAAGTATGTGCTCCAAAGGAATGCCGCTTGCCAAAAGGTCAAAAACAGAAGTTTTAGCTTTAATGTCCTGTATGTCCTGGACAAACCTAGCTCGAGGAGTGCGGTAAATAAGGCAAGCACCATTATTAGTTCGCCCAGTTCTGCCTGAACGCTGAACCAACTCGTTATTTGTTAGTCTGTAATATGCAAGTTTGGCTTCTTCTAGTGTTTGTAAAACAGTGAAGCCAATGTCTGATGTCATAACAAAATCAACGTCAGGCAGTGTGATTCCCACATCTGCAACGGACGTGGTGAAAATCACACAACCATTTTCAGTGGTGGGCACATCTTTAGTGCCCGAACTGAGTACGAAACTCGGCCTGGCACAATTGGCAGCTAAATCCTGGCACATAGCCAAGGTCGTGCAGAATACCAACATTATAGATGTGCGAGACCTATCATGCACTGTATTTAGCACTTCACTTTTATATGACCGTTCAAATTCAGACAGAGAAACAACTGTATCATTATGCATATTGGTTGTATGGACGTTATACAGACGGGCAGAAGTCAATGGAACGTCAATAACACGATCCATGGGCATCTGACTAAATTGGGGAGTTGCACTCACCCAAACAGAGTGAACTTTGTCTCTTATAATGATATCTTTGACCAGGTCATAAGCGGGTTCTGAAACATGGCACTCATCTAAAATGATAAGATTATTGCCACGGTCAGTCGAATACCAAGAAGGGTGCAAAAGCAGTTCTTGAGCCGTCACATACCAAACAGAACACTCCTGATCAAGAGTGAGTCCAGTAGTAGCACCGCTCGCACCCATAGATAAGGCGATATTCACGTAAGGCACTATGGTCTTGACTATTGCAGATCTGGGTTCAACCACTATAAGCTTGTGGTACTTGTGGCCCAATAGTTGAGACACATGCTTTATGAAAGCAGTGCTTTTGCCAGACCCAGTTGGGGCTGATATAGTCAATATCTTGCTACCATCGATCTCCCTAAGATGTTTATTTGTGTCAGAATAATTAGGGGGCAGTGTCGACCAAAATGTGGCCTGTGCTACATACAATAATTGCTCTAGCAACTTATTGAAATCTGGAAGCTTCACTAATGACACCCAACCGAGCACATCTGGGACATGGATAATGCCCAGCAAAGCGATTAATGCAAGCTCTAAAATTTGCAATGAAAATCGCTTAGTTTCATATTGCATTAGACCATTGATAGAGAATTGTACTTGGGCAACCTTCCTAGAAAATGAAGTCAATGGCAACTCTGTCGCCCTCCACTGAACCATACTTTTTAAAGAAAGAAAGATCCAGTGGCGGACCAACAAAGTTGTATAATTCACAGAGGGATCCACATGCGCACAAATAGAAGGATCGAGAAACTCATAAACAGTTTTCCGCAACAAGTACCCGACCTCAGCTGTTGAGCTTGTACCATTGGCGAGTGCAAGAAACTGAACAGGCCACGAAACCAAAGTGTGAAGTTTACTTTGGACAGTAGCCATATAACCAAAATTGAAAATAGAGGGATTGACAAAGTCTGGTACCAGAGCCATAGCTCCAAGAAAAGAATCCAAAGGAGTTATGGCACCGTAAGCCATTATTGACCCGTTAGCACCATAAGTTTCTTCCACCTCATCTATCATATTTTCAGGAAAAGTAGCGTCAGGTTTATACCAATCCTTAACAACTTTATTATAACTGGGTACTGAAACCCCACGAGGATTGGCATCACTCTTCAAAAAGGGCCTAAATGTTGCTGTACGTACAACCAGATTATGCAAGGTATGATACACATCCGGATGATGAGGTGTCAGAGCCATATATGACACCAATCTTTTCAATCTATAAAGAGGGTCCATGCTCTTAACTTTGGAGACCATTTTGCCTATAAGCCTATCTCGGTCATGCACAATTGCATACTTGGGAGCTTTTACTCCAGCTGCCTTGCAATCAAGCAGGTCAGCAGGTGTAGGGAGCCTGGCCCACTTAGACAAGAAAGACAGCTTGGTCAAAGGCCCAGTGGCTTCCAAATTGTTTGTGACTCCCCAACGCCTCATCACCGACTGTATAGATCTGAAATTCCAAGATGCTGGCTTGTTACCAGCCATACTAAGCAGATGATCATCACCAAAGCAAGAAATCTCATTATAAAATTTGAACTCCTTGGCTGATAGGCCAGTCAATTGTTTCCAGGCTAGAAGATAAAGCACCACTAACCCCACAGAATTATCCATGCTTGTAGAAGAATGGCCGGTGGTAAGGCCAGTGCCTTTTGCATAGATGTCACCAGTGCTGGTGGTATTTAAAAGCTGCCTGCTCACTTGATCATAATTTATATCAATTAAGGTAGCAATGCGTTCTCTATCTTTATGTTGTTCAAAGCCTTTCTTCCTAACGGCAGCTATCAACTTAAGAACATTGCCACTCAGAGTAGAATCAAACTCGGACATGTCACCAGCAAAATGCAACTGGCATCTAGCATGGGAAGAATAAACCTCATTCATCCAGTACCCGTTGAGTGGCATGCCCACTTTAATTGGAGTCGTGACCCATCTAAAATTATGATTGGGCGAATAGTTCCATACAGTGGACATAATATACTGCCCTATAGGGGACCCCACGACAGTCCGAACCTTGTCTGCTAAGAATTTCTTGGCTGGCAAAGCCTCATCCTTAACGGACACATGAGACACGGGTGCAAGCAAGGGGGCGAATTCGAAAGTTTTCCTCCAAAGATTCTTAAAGTTCTTGTACCCGATGGTAGAAATAAACTTCCAACGAGAATACTTTTTCTTAGGGTTTTGCGGGTCAACCATGAATGAACCAAGTGCATATTTCTTTTCCCACATTTTTATAATGTAATTCATTGGGGTGATGCGCGAATGCCTAAAAATGTCTCCTAGTAAGAACCAGACATCATTAACATCCAGGTCAGGATAATTATATCTAGGACTTTTAAAATACCTGGCAACTGAAGCTTGTTCATTGTCATAAGTTCGGTATTCTTCAGTCCGTTTCCATTCCACGGCTTTTACGCGTAAAGGATCCAGCACGGAATCCACATACATTTTGCGATTGTGGATGCCTTGTTTCCATGTGGTACCGGATATAAGCCAACTCGAATAAGCAGATGTGCTGGCAAACCTAGAGGGAGTGTCGAGTTCGACATTGATTGGCCAGCCAGCATCTCGCATGATATCAAGGGTGCTTTGCACATGCTCAGCATCATAACTAGAAGACCCACCCAATATATAATGAGGTAGGCCAAGGTCAGACACGACTATTGCCAATTTAGTGACGGCATTCTTGAATACTGGAACAAAACCAGAACCATGACCGGTGGGACGAAATCCCGCACGATTCATGTACTTCCTGGAAATAAAGTTCCATTCAACAAAAGCACTAGTTACATCTACAGCCACTGCCGTCAAAACCCATGAAAACCATTCAACAAATTCAGTGGAAAACAAAGACACCACAAAAACCAAAATCGAATACAGAACACCTATGCCAAAAACGACAGCACTAGGATTTAATGTAATGATAGCAACAACTAAAAGGGCGTAGTACCTGATCACTGTGCCCATGCGCTTCAAGGGCCTTAAATAGAGCACCAAGAGGGCATTAAGGGACCAGAGGGTGACTACCAACCACACTCTTGGGCCAGGCAGTAGAGTGGTATGTAAAACCACAATAAATTGTGACCACAGCATACTGGTCAATTCATAATAGTTCGAGTAGGAGCCATTGGGGACAGTTGTTTGCAACAACTTTGATTGGAACTGCCCCAAAAGGCGGTCGTCACCCAGGTCAAAAGAGGCTACCACCCATTTAACTGGCCCAGTGCCAAACCCATGCCATGGTGTGTTTGTGTCACACCACAACGCATGTTTGGGGCCAACAACTGATATAAGAGCATACTCATTACGCACGAAACGCCGAATCGTGATCAAGAACACGAAGAACAATGTTGCCATCAAAATATGGTACTGTGTCAATGTTCCTAGAACCACTAATGGTGCAGGCACAAACCAACAAAAAGACAATATAACAAATGGCCAGATAGCCAGAACAAAAATCAAAAACCCGACCCATAGGGTCAACATAAAAACCACGATGCATTTAAAAATGCACTCCAGTGGAAAAAGGACGAAAGACAGAAGTCCGGCTGATAACAT